CGTTGGAGTGAAAAATTTTTGTGACGGAGAAAAATTTGATTTTTTTTCTGGTCGGAAATAAAATTTCGGTTGTGTGGTGAAAATTTGGATTTTTGGCTGGTTTTTGGCTCTCTACGGCTTTTAAGTATGTTTTGTGTGTACTTGTTAGGGTGAACGAAAAATAAGCCCTTAGACGCGAAATAAATGAGTTTTTGAAAAATGATGTTGAAAAATGGAAGGAGAAAAGAGATTATTTGACTTGAGTAGTTAGGTATGTTCTGTATGGTGGATGTGAATTTATCTGCAGGATAATATAGTTTTTTACATGGTTTGTTTTTAGTGGTTTTATGTTTCAGGTGAAAGCGTTCACCATGGCTGCGAGGGGATAGTCCTCGTTGCTATCGGAGGAGGAGTGTTGTTCCTGATCTCTCTTTAGCAATTTGCGTTGCTCCTCCTCCTTAGTTTGAAATTTCTGTTTTTACTGTGAATATATATAATTATCGCTTCGGACCGCTGTGATGGCTGAGGCTGTGAGGTTGAAAACCATTAGATACGGTGATTCGGAATTGATTATGTGTTAATTTATTTTAGCGTACAGGCTCGAACCTGTGAAGTGATGTAGAGCCTTTTTGAATGATTCATATAGACACGAGATATTTAGCTGTTAGTTTTATTTTTGGTTGAAGATTGTGGATAACATCGGGTGTGCCGTATGGCGTAAGTGATTACATCGGAACTCACACACCCACTATGCTGCTATAATTTATTTCTGATCATGAGCTTGTGAAAGTGATGTATCAGGCGAATTTCGAAGGAGATGCGAAAGCGTAAGGAGTGAACATCGGAACCTCCATCTCCACCAAACTAAAAAGAATGGTTATGAAAAAGTCAACAGAAGATTATTATATCAACATGGCAAAGGAAATCTTGGAACGCCGTAAGGATGAAAGCGCAAGAAGATTTGCTGTTGATAATGAGCTGAAATTAGATATGCAGCGTGTGATAGTCTATGGCGCTTATTACAGTGGTGCAATGGCTATGGCTCGACACTTGGAGGCTCTGTTATATGAGGACGATGGTACGAGCTCTATAACGTTGAAGCAACGTCCATATATCAAGGCTATACTTGATAAGATTGGCACAAGTAAGCGTAATGCAGAATTATTCTTGGATGGATATGATATTCATTATCGTAATCACAAGAAGAGCAAGAGTGGAAAGGTCGTTAGTTGTGAGGTCTTCTTTACGAAGCAGAAGACGATAGATGTAGAAATTGTTTAACTCCTAAAAATATAGATTATGAAAAGATTTATTGAACGTGTTGATAGTGTAGGATTCAACACAAAAAATGCGAAAGGACGTGCTCTCAGGGAGTACTGCAAAGACAAGTATGAACATGTGCTGCTTAATGATGAGTGTGATAGCAAGGTTATGCTTGATGACATCAGGGGAAAGATACGTGAAAGGCGTAATGACTGGTGGTTGTTTATCGATGGAGGACAAAGCATGTGTGAAGTAACAACGGAAAGTATTATCAAGGATTTGCAAGATAGGAGGTTTGCGAAACCGAATAATCCTTCTAAGCCAAAGCGATTGTCTTTTCTCGATGCTGCGAGAGAGTTCGTGAAGGTTTTCAAAATTAAAGATAGCACGTTGCAGCCTTATTCGGTTTATGTGGATTCTGTGTCTGGTGTTAGACAGAAAAGTAACGATGTATGTATTTGCGTTCTTTGCAAAAAAAATAAAGTTGAATATTAAAATATTGAATGATGGATTTGGAAAGTTTAAAGGCGAAGTTCCAGCCTCGCCAGCTGGATAGTCAGATTGAGTTTGATAACGTGATGAGCGAGATGAATGTGGAACAATCGAGGATGGTGCATCCTCTGATAGACAAAGATATTGAGTTCATTAAGAAGCAGAGCCGTTTGCAGGAGCAGATCAGTGAGATGAAAATCGAAATTGAGGTTATCAAGCGTGCTAAGCTTGATGTTGAAAGCCAGAAAAAGGAGATTAACAGAGCTTTCCACGAGTTGAAGCATGAACTTATTAAGCTTAATCCGAGAGAAAGATTTGTGAACGTTGAACATTAAACGAGAACGCTTGAGCGTGGAGATAGAAGAATTTTATTTTTAACTTTTAAAATTATACAAATATGGGTTTGATTAAGAGTGCAGCAGAGCTGCCAGTTCCTACAGTAGTTAAGATGTTGATTTATGGTCAACCAGGTATGGGTAAGACAACATTGGCATTGAGTATGCCAGATTGCTTGTTGATAGACTTCGACCACGGTGCACATCGTGTTAATAACGAGCACCTGCAGAGTGTGGACTTCGTGGAGGTTGATACATGGAACGACATAGAGCAGCTCGTTACGCTTGACTTGAGTAAGTACAAGACAATCGTCGTTGATACTGCAGGTAAGATGATAGATGCAGTTATCAAAGCTGTGTGCGGTATGCGTCAGCCATCTATCAAAGACTGGTCTGGTATTAATGCAAAGTTCAAGTGGTTCACCGACGCTATGAACAACCTTGGTAAGCATCAGGTTTATATTGCTCACCGTTCGGAGCGTCAGCAAGGAGATAACCGTGTGTTTGTTCCTGATATGCGCGAAAAGAACTTCACGGCATTGAGCACCGATCTCGATCTGATAGGCTATTGTGTTGTGAAGAACATAAAAGGCTGGAAGAAACGTACACTGAGCTTTGACAGCTCGGATGAGCACGAAGGTAAGAATACTTGCAACCTACCAGCTGAGATGCAGATACCAGAGATTGTTGACAGGAACGGTAATCCTGTAGGAGCTAATGACTTCCTGACGAAGAATGTGCTTGCATCCTTTGTTGCTAATTGCAAGAAGAAACAGGAGCAGAATAGCGAATACTTTAGGGTTGTGGCTCAGATGCAGGATGAGATCAACGCTATCAAGAGTGCTGACGATGCTAACGCTTTCGTTGCTAACATTAACAAGTGGCAGCACGTTGGCAGCAGTAAGAATAAGATGCGCGAACTCTTCGAGGCACGTGTGAAGTTCCTGAAGCTTACTTACGATAAGAAGGCTAAAAGCTATGCATGATATAAAGTATCAGTTCAGTGCCACCCTTCTGGATGCGTTCGAAGGGTGGTTGCATCCAGATAGGATTTGGGAAAAGTATTGGGGGCAAAGCGATAATCCTTCTAAAAGTTATGAGGATTTTTGCAAGGAACAGGAACAAGGCTTGATAGACCGCATCAACAAGGTAGAGTTTATAAGTGAGCCTGCAAGCAAAGGAACAGCCTTCAACGATGTTGTTGATTGGGTGTTGAACAATCAGGATTACGATTGCAAGACCAAAATCACACCGATATATGCAGGAGGCTGCGCTCGACCTGTTGCTTATGAGGCATGGCTCGACGGCTTTGTTTTCCGTTTTTCTTATGAGCTTGTGCGGATGGTAACGAGTTACTATCGTGTTCACTTCGATGCTCCTATGTGTCAGGTGTATGTACATGCAGCCTTACCAACATCATACGGAGATGTGGATTTGCACGGATATATTGACGAACTGAAACCGAATGTGTGTCATGACTTGAAAACTACTGGTAGCTATTCATTCGGTGACTTTAAACACCACTGGCAACACTTGGTGTATCCGTATTGCCTTAGGAAGGATGGTAGCACAATAGATACTTTCAGTTACGACATTATTCCGTGGAAGCGTAATTACGGCAAGATGCCAGCTGATTATATACCATGTGCAGCCGATGGCTTCTATCACGAGATATACAATTATCGTGATGAGGAGGCGGAGGAAAAGCTAAGGCGACATTGCGAGGGCCTTATCGAATTTATTGAAGCTCACAAAGAGCAGATATACAACGAGAAAATTTTTAATTATCGATTTAAACTTGAAAAGAAATGAAGATTATCGGAATTATAACAGAAGCGTATGCGCCTGAGAGTGGTGTGAACGAAAAGACAGGCTCAGCGTGGCAGAATCAGAGCTTTACCGTTGAGGAGGTAAGACTCGATGGCGAGCCACTCGAGAGCCCTAACAGAATGGTATTTACAACTTACGATATGAATATTATCGGTAAGCTGGCTAAGGGCATGACAGTCCAGGTGTATTTCACCATGAACATAAGACAGGGCGAGAAGGGTGTGTTTATGAGCGCTCGAATATGGCACGGCGGATTGAAGTGCTTGGCATTGCCTAAGAAGGATGCTGGAGCGTTAGCAGGGCAGCCACAGCCTCAACCAAAGTCAGTGCAGCATACACCGACACAGGGAGCAGCTGGAGGACCTGCACAAGGTGCAGCACCTCAACCTACACCACAGCCAACACCTCAGCCACAACAGGCGGAGATGTTTCCACCTAAGGTGGATGCACAAGGCAATCCTCAGCCATTTGGCGAAACCGCGTCGGAGTATGCCGACGGAAATAGTGATGATTTACCATTCTAAGGCATGGAAAAAGAACAAGTGATATTGGGCCAGTGTCCGAGCAAAAGTAACAGTTATAAGGTTATACGAATTGCAGGGCACGGCTCTTTAGGAAAGACACCAGCCATGAAGGCTTACGAAAGTAGCTTCTTTATGCAGTGTGGGAAATATCGTAACAAGAATATTCAAGGTTATTTCGAACTGCATATCGATGTGTATTTTACCACACAGAGCCACGACCTTGATAACTCGTTGAAGGTGGTCCTCGACTGCTTACAGAGCTGCAAGGCTATCAAAAACGATAACAAGTGTGTGAAAATCGTAGCTCAGAAGTTTATCGACAAGAATAAACCGAGAGTTGAGTTTACCTTGGTAGAAGTGAAATTGTAAGCGTTGAATTGACTGAGTAAGTAAGTAGATTATGAGACGAAGAACAAGTAATGTTGCTAAGATTAAGATTGCACCGCAAAAGGTGAAATGCTTGAACTGCTTGCACGCAAGATTAACTCAGCGACGCAAGAATCCGATAATATCACATTGCAGGAGGAGGAAGGATGTTGATCCAGTTACTTTCATGATGGAGGAAGTGCGGGAGATTGCTTATCTTGACCGAGCTTGTGATTTGTATGAGGAAGATCCTAACGAGAAGGTTGTAGAACATACTGATTAGATTAATGACTATGGATGAATATGAGAATATAGAGCCTCGCTATGTGCAGGCTGTTCAGATTGGTGATAATGTTACGGACATATATGGATTACCCTATTGCGATGGTGTTGTAAAAGATGTTGTTCAGGGTAATGTTTATCTTTTTGGAACTACCAAGGCACGTAAAGGCGATTGGGTGGTAATCCATGGCGAAGGACGCTACAGCGTTGTGCCTAACGAACTCTTTGTGAAAAAGTACAGAAAGAAGGTATGAATTGGCATGATGAATATACGAAGTGGATAGCCGAGCATCCGAAAGCTACACTTGAAGATGCTTATATGGCTGGCATGTATAGACATGTTGAAGCCGTATGCAAGAATGAACGCTAAGCGCAAAATGCGCTTAGCTATTGAATATTGAATAATGAATATTGAATAATAATTTAAAGATAAACAAGACAATGAAAACAATAACAGGAGAATGGATGGAGGTAGATGTTCGCTATCGTAAGACGATGGAGGACGGTGAAGAAAAGGCAGTTACTGAGCGTTATGTAGTTGACGCTATGAGTTTTACCGAGGGTGAAGCCTCAGCAATCAAGGAGGTGAAACAATATGTTAGTGGAGACTTGAAGGTAAAGAAGATGAATCCTGCAGCGTATCGTGAAGTGATGTTCAGTGAGGACTCAGAAGATGAAGGCTGGTATAAGGTGAGGATAGCAGAACTGGACATGCAGGATAATGGTAAGCTGAAGCGTATTCCTGTTAACTACCTTGTTCAGGCAGGAACGCTGCAGCGTGCCGTTAACAATGTTATGGCTGTGATGGGTAACACGATGATAGACTATGTGTTTGTGTCGGCTGCCGAGACGAAGATAGTAGATGCTTTCGAGCATAAAAAGAAAGATTAAATCGTTTTTTATCATAACAATTGGTGTTCAAATTATTTTACGCAAGAGAGCGTATTTTTATTATCACAAAGTGAGTTGTTGAGAAACAGCTCACTTTTTTTTATAATTTGCTTGCAACTTGTTTGATTTTTTACTATTTTTGTAAAAAGATTGTTTGACTCAGGATGAATAAGAGAATTAACCCTATTACCGTTAAGATTGGAACCCGTATCTCTCAGGAGGAGAACAGGCGACTTGAGGACCTTGCAATAATGGCAGGCTTCAAGTCAACTTATGCTTTATTACACTACCTAATTTTTGTGTTTTTACGTGCCACCTCTGGCGATGATTGTGTAGATCGTGCGCTACCTGTAGAGGTTGTTAAGCTATTTCTTAACTCCTACAATGGAGATAAGGAGTGGATGCTGCGAATGATTGAGAAAGTGAAGCAGCAGGAACAATGGAAGGCAAGGCAGCGAAAGCACCGAGCTAAGAAGGATACAGAACCGATTCAAGATGAACCTGCTTGGCGTAAAGGCTTGTTTGATGAGGAAGAGCCAGAAACCATTGAGAGCGAAATTCGAGATATGTTCGATGAGTGCCAGGAGGAGGGCTATCGTAATCAGTGGAGTGCCGACATGAACAAGCGAATTGATAAGTGATGTTGTATGTTATAACGCTACAGCGTAATGACGCTTGAGCGTGGGTGAATTACCGTTATGGCAAAGGATTGGCGATATAGAGAATTGATAACCTCTAAGGAGTGGACCGAACTCAGAGCGTTGAAGGTGAAGAACAACCCTTGTTGTGAGATGTGCTTAAAGGAGGGGCGATGGTGTAAGACTCAGGAGGTGCACCATATCATACCGATAGAGCGTGGGCGAACATTCGAAGAGATGAAAGCCTACGCTTTTGACTATCATAACCTGATGAGCTTATGTAAGGAACATCACCATAAGATACACTTCGAGATGCAGAGCCACAAGGGGGCGAAAGCCAGACAGCAAGCGTTAAGACAGGAGGAATTAGATAACTTTTTCGAAAAAATGTATGGAAAGATATAGCAAGTATAAGGCGCATACAGAAGATACCTACGCTAAGTTACTAAAGGCAGCTTTCGAGGCAAGAGGTATCTATGACAGCAATAGACATGATACAGTTATTATGGCTATTGCTCCACTCTTTGTAAGACTGGAACAAGCACGCAAAGAGATTGCTAAATATGGCGTGCTTATCAAAACTAAAGATACAAATCAGAACGATAAATTTACACGAAATCCTGCTATTGATATAGAGATAGCGCTTGTGGACCGAATTCGTAAGAGTTTGAAGGATATGAACCTCTTTGTCGAGAAGCGTGTCGAGGACAATGATGAGGAGGATAACAGTACAGATAACGATAGCGGAGATCCATTGGCACAACTGACTGCTATTATGGGAGGCGTGGAAAAACGCACATATAGGAAGCGAGCATAATGACAGAGGACGAGAAGCAGCGAGATAGAGCGATAAAAGCAGAAGTGAGCGAATACCTTGCAGGTGTGAACTTCGATAGCTATGGCCTTGAGGATATTGACTCGAGGCTTGATATTTATTGCCGAGGCGTTGCGGATGCTCCTGAAGAACATGGAATGTATGAGCAGTTGCAGCTGAGACGTTTTTTGCAAAGGCTGAATAAGTATGATTTTCGCATCGATGAGGTGCAGAAGTTCTTCAAGTTTTATGAGTTCTTGAAGTTCGATGGCACGAAAGGCAGGCAGCGCTATAAGCTTACACCTGTACAGACCTATCTGTTTTCGAATGTGTATGGCTTTTATGAGGATGATACTCATAGGCTTGTGAACGATGTTATATGGATGATTGCTCGTAAGTTTTCTAAAACTACAAGTGTGACAGCTATTGCCATATACGACTACTTATTTGGTGATGATAATGCACAAGTATATACGGCAGCCAACACGTTTCCGCAAGCAAAGATTTGCTATGACGAAATATGCAAGGTGTTAAAGTGTTCGATAGATCCTGGACTAAAGCGAATGAAGACTTTGCGCGATACAATCAAGTGGAAGAAAAGCGAGAAGCGCAATAGTTCGATAACGTGTGTTGCGAATAGTCCAGATAAGTTGGATGGTGGAAACTCATCAACCAATATCTTTGATGAGTTTTCGCAGGCTGATGATAATGAGTTGTATGGTGTGCTGACCTCATCAATGGGTGTGAGAGAAAATCCGTTGAATGTGATTATTACAACTGGAAGTGATAAGGTTAACGGACCGTTTTACGGCATGGTAGAGAATGCGCAAGCCATACTGAGAGGAGAACGACCAGATAACCCTCATAGGTTTGATGCGCTTTTCGTTCCAGATGTTGACGACGCTGAGGATAGTCTCGTGACATGGCGGAAGGCTAATCCGCATATCGGAATTACCGTGCGAGAGTCGTTCCTCGAGAAGGAATGGACTAAGGCGCAGGAGAGTGCCGAGAAAATGAAGAATTTCCGTATTAAATACCTGAACAGATTCGACACAGGTAGTAATCATCAGTGGATTAATGGCAAGGTTATTAGAGACCATGCACGTAAGATTGACATTGACAAAATAGGTTTCATGGACTGTCATGTTGGCGTTGACCTATCAGCGACTAACGACCTCAGTGCGGTAGCATATCACGTATATCTGTATGAGGAAAAGAAAAGTCATACACATGTTGATTTGTATTTTCCAGAGGGAAAAATGGCGCAGCATCCTAACCGCAAGATATATGAGAAGTGGGTGGAAAAAGGTTGGTTAAAGCTATGCAAAGGTAGCATTATTGACTATGACCAAATAGCAATGGATATCCTGGAACATGGCAAGCATTTGCATATTATGAAGATAGCGCTTGACCCTAACAGAGCAGAGGAATTCCGTAACATTATCATTGCGACTGGAGGTAAGGAATATCTGTATGACTACAAGCAAACTAATTACTACTTTACGAAACCTGTAGAGGGCATGGAGCGAGCGCTCGCAAAGAATGTGATGAGCTTTAACGATAATCCAGCCGTGGCATGGTGCTTTGACAATTGCACGCTCGATGTTGATAACATGGAGAACTGCAAACCGATGAAGGGTAATGGCGAAAATGGCAAAATTGACGGAGCTATTGCAGCATTGCAGGCTTATGGAGTGGCTATGCAGCAGGTGAGACGGTGACGCTAAGCGCATTTCGCGCTTAGCTATTGAATATTGAATAATGAAAGCGTGGGGGCGAGAAATGAAAGACACGTGATATTACAGACGGAAAGTAATATCGAGATATGAATTATTTTAGAAGGATAGGAAATTGGCTCGGTGGTAGGAAGAACTACAGAAGCCAGGACAATAGTCAAGGAGATCGACCAATCATAATCACAACTAATGATCATGATATGAGTGATATCTTTGGTGTTAGTGGTAGTGACAACACGCTTGCAATGAAGGTTGCAACAGTGTATCGATGTGTGGATATCCTTAGCTCTGATGTGGCTATGCTATCAATGCGATTGATGCGACGTCGCACATCAACCATCGATGGTGAGAGAGTGAGTTATTTCCTACCTGATGAGGAGATGCAGCTCGCTAAGGTGCTGAAACGTCCGAATAGCCGAATGAGTTATTATTGGACCATGAAAAATGCAATACAGCTGATGTTACTACAGGGTAACGCTTATCTGTACAAGTGGTATGATGCAGGAGAACTTACTAAGCTTGTGCTTATCAATACAGCTGAAGGTGGTGGCAGCGTGACTTATAACAATGTTGCGGATAGCTACACCATCGTTGATCCGATTAACAGAATATACAAGACAGTTCCGAGCTCTGCAATTATCCACTTGCGTAATGTGAGCCTTGATGGTGGCTTGACTGGAGTAAGCACGTTGGCAAATGCTGCTAATGTGCTCGCTATTGCCGTGGAGACCGACCAGCAGCAAAAAGACACCTTCAAGGTTGGTTCGACAATGCGAGGATTTGTTACTGGAGACAACGGCGGTGTTGCAGGCTACGGACAAACACAAGATGCTCAGTTGGAGAGCGTGACGGAACGCATTAATTACGGTTTATTGAAGAATCAGCGTGTTAACTACATTCCTGGTTCTATGAAGTTCATCCCTGTGAGCCTCAGTCCTGCAGACTTGCAGATTCTCGACTCGAAGAAATGGAACTGCCTGGAGATATGCCGTTTCTTTGGCGTGCACCCTGATAAGGTGTTCATGCAGACCTCAACCAATTACAAGGCTTCTGCTAATTCACAGACTACCTTCATGACTGACACTCTGCAGCCGTATCTTACCATGATTGCCGAGGAGATGAATTTGAAGCTAATCCCTGATAGCATGATGTTTAAGTTGAAGATAGAATTCGATTTGAGCAATTACTATCAGACTGACTTGACGGCTAAGGGCGACTACTATAAGAAGATGCAGGAAGTAGGCGCGATGACACCTAACGAGATCCGCATGAAGGAAGGCATGGCGCCTGTGGATGGTGCGAACAAGGTACTTGTTAGCGCCAACTTAAAGACGGTGGAGGAGCTGAACGAGGACAAGACTTCTGCAGAAGAGGGCAAGACTGAGGAGCAGAACTCGACTGGTGAAGGGGGCGAAAAAACAGAATAACGCGTAATTGTGAAAATTTGGAAGGATATGAACAAGAATCTTATTAGAAGTTGTATTGACGCTACAGTGTCGCACCTTAGAGCGGTGGACGATGAGAAGCGAATAATTGAAGGCTATGCGATAGTATTCAACAAGCGCAGCCACTTGCTATATGATTGGAATATAGGCAAGCGAGTGGAGGAGGTGATACTCCCTGAGGCTGTGTCTGAGGATATGATACGCAAGCAAGATATTAGTGCATGCCTGGAGCATAATGGCGGACAGCTACTCGCACGCTATCGTAACGGGAAAGGCTCGTTAGAAATCTCTATCGATGAGGTGGGTGTGAAGGTGAGATTTAGCGCACCTGATACACCTTGGGGGCAACAGGCCTACGAAGGTGTTAAGCGTGGTGACTACTACGGCATGAGCTTCGGATATTATAACAAGCTGGACGAGAGCGGAGACGAAGTGGGCGTTACCTACGAGAAAGAAGGTGAAGGCGAGAATGCTGTAACAGTGCGTTACGTGCATTCTATTTACTGTATTTTCGATGTGTCAATTGTGGCGCATCCAGCTTATGAGGACACAAGCGTTGAGGCTCGCAGCATGGATGAGAATATCCGAAAGGCTATCGATAAGCGCTTTGGCAAAGCTGAGGAAAAGAAAAATGAAGAAAATACACGCTCGGAGGAAATGATGCGTGACTACGACGAGATAAGTAAAGTTATTAATAACCATTTTTAATTTTTTGTTTTTATGAAGAAAACTACAATGACAGTGGCTCAGATGCGTGCGCGTATGGTCGAGATTGATACTCGATTATCTGAGTTGAAAGACACTCTCGCAAAGGAGAATCGCTCTCTGAACGAGGATGAGGACAAGGAGTTTGCTAACCTTCGTGCAGAACGCTCGAAATTGCAGCTTGATAGCTACATTGCTGAGAACCCTGTACCTGCTGCACCTCAGAAGCGTGCAGTTGTTAGCCGTGATAAGGTATTCGGTGAGATTATCCGTTCAATGGCTGATGGTAAGGGTATTCCAGAGAAGTATGACTATTTGCGCTCTGCAAATGGTGGTTTGATGATTCCTCAGTATCGTGATGATGAGCCAGGTGCAGGTGAGGGCACTGGAGCAGGTGAATCAGGTTCTGGAACTGGAGAGTCTACTGTAACCATTCAGAACAACGAATCTGTTGCTAATATCACACCTGTGCACATGGGTGAGATTGTCGAGGCTCTGCATCCTGGTGAGGTTATCGGAGCTCTCGGTCTGGATATTCAGACCCTCGTAGGTCAGTGGAATTTCCCAACTGTTGCAGGTGCTGAGGCTGAATGGGCAGACGAAAACGTTGAGATCAGTGACAAAAAGATTGAGATTGGTAAGATTAGTCCATCTCCTAAGCGTTTGGCTATCTCTGTTCCAATCTCTAAGCGTGCTATCTATCAGAGCGGTGGCAAGATTCGTGAGATAGTTATCAAGGCTATCAATGACGCTATTACTACAGCGTTCAACGTGAGCATGCTTGCAACCTCTCAGGCTTCAGGCTCGAAAGCACCTGCAGGCGCTGTTACTAACCTTGCAAGCTCTCATAAGATTACTTTGAATGCTGCTCCTACTCGTCAGGACGTTCTCGACCTGATGAAGAAAGTATATAAGACTGGTGTAAAGAGCAAGAATCCTGCTTTCGTTGCTGGCTCTGATATGTTCTTCACTTTGGCTGCAACTCCTAAGGACCAGGGTAGCGGTCGTTTCATGATTGAGGACATCAAGACCGAGAACGACATCGTTACAGGTGTGATGGAAGGTGTGAAGGTTGTGATGAGTGACTATGTAGGCTCTAATAACCTTGCCTTCGGTGTATGGGGCTATGAGCTTCTTGGTATGTTCGGCGCTG